TTAAAAACGATTTAAAACTGCTAAAGTTGCACTTTGATTGTTGTCAAAGATATGTGCATATGTCGTCATTGTTTGAGCGGGAGAACTATGACCAATGCGCTTTGATATTTCAGGTATCGGTACATGATTTGCCCATAGTAATGATACGTGGCTGTGTCGTAGGTCATGTAGACGCATATCCGGAAGCCCTGCTGCTTTTAGATTGGATTTAAAATGATTTTGCAGAGTACTAAGGCATACTGTTGTCACATCACCGAATAGCCATTTTCCGTGCCGTTTAAGCAGGGGCGTTATTGTTTCGATAGTTTTATCATCCAACGGAATATAACGCACGGAACCTGCTGTTTTTGTTGTCTTGAGTGATGATTCATACCGTCGCATGGATTTATATATGTGTACACTTCTCATCACTGGATCGTAGTCTTCTTTGTATAGTGCTCTGGCTTCGCCTTTGCGACATCCGGTACGGAACATAAAAATTAGAATGGCTTTAATGATTTCATCTGTTTCATAACTTATCATCTTGTTGAAATCTTCGGGAGTAATGATGTGCATTTCATGTGTGTCATCCAAAGTTTTTTTAAATGGTTTTAGTATCTTTGCAGAATCATAGAAGTCATAGGTATTATATGCAAAAGCAAATATTTGTTTCACAAAGCCTATGAGATCGTTCTTTGTTGCGGTTGCTATTCGACTATCTGATTCTAAATCACTTCTCCATGATTGTAATGTAGCCTTAGTGATGCGATTCATCGGTTGATTGATAATTATATCAGCATACTTAATAAGACGGTTTCTGCGCGTATCGGTAGTTGTCTTATTGGCGTTGTTTGATTGACTCATCAATTCAAACATTTCTAACATTGTGATATTTGAAGAAACGGAGGATTCGTGTTCATGTCTGACTCCGTATGCTTGTGCTTCTGATTTTGTGGAAAAGCCCTTTTTAATTTTATATATCAGACCGCCATCTGGTTTTCTGATGTAGTATCGGGCTTCCCATGAAACTTTTTTGGACGTTAATGATTTGCGTGCAGTTGCCATTCGATGACTTCCTTTCTTTTGAAGATTTATATACACTTAGGCATAATAAAAAACTTAATATCACTTTATCTATGAGTGCTGGAATAAAATTCTCATGGAATTATGTAAAAAAATAATAAGGCTCAGTGATTTCCGAGCCTTATTTTGATGCTGTTTTCTTTTCCTTATCGCTATGATTTTTATCATCTTTTTCAAATGTTAAAATCACAGTTCCACAGATAGGTGCCCACATACTTTCGACCTCCTATTCTCCTTTGCATATTCATTATATATAAACAACGCAACATAATTCAAGAAGTTGGCTCAAATTTTTGAACTTTCTGTTGTTTTGCACATTTTTTTATTTTTTTCTTTATTACAATCTTCTTTATATCTTTCAACCCACTTGCTATATAATTCAATAATATGGGTATAATATTTATCCGCATTGTTTGAGTTATTTAAATTAGCAATATATGGATATAATTCTTTGATAACTTTTATGAAAAGCTGATGTAATGATCTATAAATTAAATCCTCATCAACAATATTTGAGTTAATTTGCATAGAGAATGCTTCCAGTTTATTCAATAACGAATAAAATTTTTCATTGTAAATTGTCATTAATTTAGTGGAATAATAACTGATGGCAATACTTTTTTGATTTAAAACAATATATCTTTTTTGTTTATCTGGCGGTAATTGAGAAAAATCTTGTTTCAGAAAATCTTTCTCTTTTTTGCTAAGACTCCAATTACTATGAACGGCTGCCATTAAATTCTCAAATTCTTGTTGACTAAGTACATTTTGATTAATATAAATAGTAGCAATATTAGACAGATTTTTTGAAATATCATTTGAAAATGAAGATATATATTTTTGCAAATTAGAATATTTTTTTATTAAAGAATTTAATTCAGTAATATCAAAATATTTTAATTCGCTCTCATCGACTGTTGCTATGGTATCGTGGTATCCTGGCAAACCAGCGCAATAACCATCAATAAAACCTAACTCATCATTAATGATTTCTGAAAAATCACGAGAAATTTTTATTGAATGTTCAATACGTAAAATTTTCCTTTCTGAAATTTGCTGTTTTCTCATACTATGTAGTTGGAAACATACAACCAGAAATCCAAGGACTGATATTGCAGTTGAAACATACCATGTCCAATCAGTAGTTATTGTTACTTGTATTATATCGTTCATAAAGTCATCCTTTTTGTTCTTTCTTTTAAAATTGATTTAATACTATTTTCTTATATTTTAAAGTTGGCATAAGATTAAAATAGAACTAATTTATATTTTCAATTAAATAGTAAAATTCTATTTCTGGTAATATCTTAATATTAGAACCATTTATCATCATTTTCTCAGCTTTTAATCGTTTTGAAGATTTTTGGATATTCATATAGTCGACATCTCCTAATATCAAGAAATCAGTATTCTTTGTTACAGAATCATCAATGTATCCGCCGATATTAGTAATAATTTGCCATGCATCTTTTCTTATATATCGTTCAAGCTTTCCGGTAAAGCATACGTGTTTTTGGTAAAAGATTGAATCTGGGTTTGGTACACCATTCAATATCAAATCTTTTGCGCGCAGATTTGAATGTGATTTATTCTTTGCGATAAGATTTAAATTCTTATCTTTTGCATCGTTCATTAGCGCAAAATAAATCGCAATAGTTGATAAGCAGTCAGATTCCGACCTATGAGAAATCTCTGAAATTTTATAATACTCTTTTAATGTACTTAATGAATGTGATTTTAATTCAGGTAATACTTTTCTAGAAAGGTATAGTGTATCACAGTAACATCTATCATTAGGTATAATCATATTTTCTGAGCCGTAATTGATAAATCTGACATCAAAATTAACATTATGACCAATTATCGGCAAATCACCAATAAACTGTCTTATTTCTTCACGTATATCGCTAAACTGTGGTTTCCCTATCAGCATTTCATTAGTGATACCTGTAAGTGCTGTTATGAATTCAGGAATCGTACGTTTAGGATCAATTAATGTTGAATATCTACTTTTCACTTTTTTGTTCAAAACGTGTAGAAGAGTAATTTCGATAATATCGTCGTAGTCTGGTGATAAGCCTGTTGTTTCGGTATCGATTACAATAAATTCATTATAAAGTGTATAAGTATTTTTCATAGTTTCCTTTCCAAGCTTGAATAATTATATGGTATTTATCTTAGTAGCATTTCTCTGCTATATCTTCAGGATTCATGTGCCAGATGACTTTCCCTATGATAACAAGTTCCTTGTCTTTTGGAACGATAATAGGCATGTGTGATTTGTCGGTGCTATCTGGTGAAAGGGTAATGCTATCTTCACCGGAATATAATCGCTTAACAGTTGCTGTACCATCCATGAAGGCGACAACGATAGTGCCATCGGTGTACTTTATTGCATTATTGTAATTATCTTCAGAAACAACAATAGATCCGTCAGGAATTACATTATTCATGGAAGTACCATTTATCTTGAATGCGTGCAAACGTTTCTTCTTGTTTTGGAATGTAATAGGCACATACACAACGGAGTCCGGTTCAGCCTCAATCAATTCTTCAAAACTGCCTGCGGAGAGTCCTGACCAGTAATGCAGTGGGAAGTAGTCATCAAAGATAATGTTATCTAACGGAATTTCGGATAATTCAGAGGCATAACTATTTTTGATTATTGATTTCCCAAGTAGATAATTCATATCAACATTAAAGAAATCAGCAATAATTTCAAGCGTTTCGTAGTTTGGCTCACGTTGACCACTTTCATACATCCCGATTGTTGAATATGCAACGCCTAATGCATCTGCGAGTTGGCGCTGTGACAAATGATGTTCTTCTCGCAATGATTTCAGAGATTTACTGAATTTTCTGTCCATAATGTATACCCACTTTCGTAGTTATACATTATCACGTTATGTGAAAAAAATAAATAAAAATATTCACGTTATGTGTTGACAATAAAAAAAGTAGTAGTAATATGATGGTATACACGAAACGTGAGCGAAGGAGGTGATGATAATGAAAGACAAAATTAATGCATTCGCAATTGGTGAACGTTTGAAAAGATTGCGGGGTGATAGAACGCTTAAAGAGGTTTCGGAACGTGTTGGCATTTCTGAGTCTGCACTATCTATGTACGAAAATGGTGCTCGTATTCCACGCGACGAAATTAAAATCAAGCTTGCAAATTATTACAAGGAAACAATCCAGTCTATTTTTTTTACATAAGTAGCACACGTATCGTGAGCATAAAGAGGAATATATGAAAATCGAAGAAAAATTGAAAGAAGTATTAAATGATTTGTGCGATTGGATACAAAAAGAAACAAAAAAGCCTCCAGCAGTCAAGCTGAAAGCATTCTACCAGCAGTAGTCGAAGCTACTACTCATCTTGCTGATTTGGTTCTTCATTCTTTTCGGTAAGACCATCCACAATAGCACTCATGAAAGCAATCATAGCAAGGAAAGGAGAAGTATATGCCTACAAACAAAGACAAATTAGCAATTTTAGCAAAACCTCATCTCACAGTTAAAGATATACAGATCTTAGAAGCCTGTGGGCAACAAAGAGCCATGGAAATGATTACTGCATTTCGCTCGTGGTTTGAAACAAAGTATAAGCAGCCACTGTATCGTAAGCAGGTTCCTACTGGTGATTTTGTTTCTTGGGCAAGAATTGATGAAAAAAGAATTAAAGAATATGCATCACTTGGGTATTAAAAAAGCGCAGTCACGACAAAGACACAGCGCTTAAGTGATAGACCTTAACTATCACTCTCATTATATCAAATAGAAATGGAGAGTTAAACATGAAAATAAGAAGGAACGTAATTAATGCACTCGAAAAAATAGCACTAATCGGAATGTATGCATTCATTTTTGTAAGAGTGTTTTTATTTATGGTTGGTATTGATTTATGAACGAGTTAATCAGAGATAAGCTTCGCAGATTAAAAGGACTACCCACCAAAAAGGTAAGCACTGAAGGAATAATGATTCTTAATGATGATCAAGCGGAAAATGCATTGCAATTTGAGTTATCCAAACTTGATGCATTTCAGAGAAAAGTTAAAGAAATGAGTGATCATCATGATTAGACAGGGATTTGATTGTAAACAATGCGTACGCTGGAATGCTGAAACGCAGAGTTGCCCACCAATTAAAGCAGGATTCAGAGTAATTGAAACAAAGAACGACTGCTTGAACTGCAAATTTTATCAGAAACAAGCATCACTAATTTTTGAAATAGGAGATATAAATCATGAAAAAGAAACAGTCACAAATTGAGCAGGCACAGCCGAGAACTCAGATGTGCATCCATGATGCGAAGATGTGTGTTAATACAATGAAACGAAAGCATTATTCATATGCTGAATTATTGTTCAAACAGCGAGAAGAAAGACGTCTAACGAGAGGCATTGCGAAAATCTCATAAACATATATAGAAAGGCGATTGGTCGACGGCCTGCAATGCCTCGTTAGACCAACCTAGAGAGGATACAAATGGCATCAGGAATGAAAGCATTTCTGATTGAAACCAAAGAAGACAACAAAATACGTAGATTGAAGGCGCGCTTTCCCGTATTAGGCAAGTACGTATGGATCGAGTTGCTGTCAAATATTTATGGAATCGAGGGATACTACATGAAAGTAGACGAATCGATATACGAAGTTTTTGCCGACGAGATCCACGTAAAAATAGATAAATTGAAAAAAATAGTGCAGAGCTGTTTAGAACTTGAGCTTTTCGATAGATACCAATTCGAAAGAAACGAAGTTCTAACCTCTGCCTCTATACAGCGCCGTTTCATGGATTACAACCGACGGTCAAAAAAGGTTGTAATGCAGGACTGTTTTCTTTGCGACAATTTCGACAGAAATGTATACAAGAACTTAGAAATTGTATACAGAAATCAAAAAAATGTATGCAATTTAGAAACTATACAATCTAATCAGATTATATCTAATTATATTGATGATTATATAGAGTCGCCACTTCTGAATAAGCAATTTCTAAAAAAACAATTAGATTTTATTCGCATACGTGAAAATGAAGCTTTTAACAATAGTACATATGAAAGCATGACGCTAGAAATTTCAAAATCAATCATGCATGCAATTGAGTCGATAACAGATGAAGATGTGATTTCAAAGATAAATAGGATTTCAATTGGACCACTATATGAAATCTGGAGAAGAGCAGCATCCATTTTAGGATTAGATGATTTTTCGAAAACAGAAGTGATTAATAACAAGATTGGCTATTTAAGAACGACAATTGAAAATTATGTTCTAAAGGAGATGGATAATGAGTGAAATAAAGCAAAAAGCGATAGCTAAGATGAATAATGAAATGAGTCAGAAACATTCACCAGCTGTTGATGCTATACATAATTTCCTGTGTGATCAGAATGATGATGAACTATTTGAGAATATTTGTAAAGATGGCAAATCGATTGCAGATGCATATGCATATTGTGTTAATAAAGCATCTGAACAGCGTGATGGTAACTGTGCGATGATTTCTGATAGTGTCGTGTTCGGCTGGGTTGTTGATTACTTAAAATCAGAACTAAAGGCAGTCAAATCAAAAGCTGCAGCAAATGTAAGCACTGATAATGAAAGTCAACATCCTAATAAGGAAGAGACATCTAAAATCGACGTTAAACCAAGTCAGAAGAAGGCAGATTTTGAAAGGATTAATCTATTTGAATTATGAAATCTGCAGACTATTACGTTAATAAAAGGCTTCGCCCACCTAAAGCATTCTTCTCCTGGTGCTACAAGCAAATTCCAACAATCGTTTTTTCAAATAAAAAGAAGACAATTTCATCTAATCGAACAGGGTGCAAGATTATCAATAAGAAATTGACAAGAAATACAAAGACTACATTTTATGATTGCTACAAATGTTTCATGATCATCCTTTGTACATCAAAACGTATAGAGATACAGTCATACGGATTCTATTCTAGATACGATAACGGCTTTCAAAATATTGAATGTGAACTTGTTAATTTTGAATTGTTAGAAAACGATAAGCATATTCAGTGTAGCCAGAATTATTACTTGAAAGGACATTATCAATCTGGATTGTGTAGACAGTACTCGATGGCTGGTCCATATACGGGTGTAATTGTATATGAAAACAATATTGATGAACGATTAAAAACAATCTCTGAATTGAAGTATATAAATTGGCTCGCTCCAATCGGTATTTGGAATCTACGCAAGTTTTATAAATATCGACGTGAAATCGAATTTCTGCAGAAGATTAATGCTCGCAAATTGACTCATGAATTAATGTATTCATCGGATCAATGTGATATGCGAATTCTGAATGAGAAATGGTTAAGACAACACAAGCATAAGATAAAAAATTCAGATGTCAGTTTTGAAAATATAATCATTGAAGAAAAAATCAGAGAGAGAAATGGAAAAGTTGTTCCAGGTATTGAGAGCAAAATATCTCATATTAATTTCGATAAGATTCCTAGGTGTGTTGGAATTGTGCACTTTCAAAACTGGGTAATGAAAACAAATTTTGATTTTAAACTCTATATTGATTATTTAAAGTTAATGGAATCATGCCATGTTCAGGTTAATGAAAGTAATGCATGTCCAAAAGACTTGTTTAAAGCTCATCGAGATATGGTTGAATTGTTCAATGCACTTGAAAAAGAAAGAAACGAAGAAGAGAAAAGAAAGAGAGATGAAGAAACTAGAAAGAAGTTTGAAAAATTAACAAAAATTAGAAAGCGTATGGAGATGAAGATTAATGGATATGTTTTTATTTTACCTAAGAAAGCTAGTGAGTTAGTTGAAGAAGGAACATCACTTCATCATTGCGTAGGTACTTATGTAGAAAAACATACAGAAGGTAAAACAACAATCATCTTCATTAGAAAAGCGGAAGAAAAGGATAAACCTCTATATACGATGGAATTTGGTGGAAAAGATATAGTGCAAATTCGAGCGAAATATAATGAGAATCCACCAGAAAAGATATTTTCTATAGCTAATATTTGGAAAGAAAAAGTAATGCATGGAAGGAGGGCAGAAAGATGAGACAAAATTTTGAAATACTTGTTGATAAACCACAAACAGCATTTGATGGTGTGTATAAAAATTTGATTAATGAGTCCATCAAAGATGTGGATGAAGAGATTCGCATCACCAAGAAAGGAAGACGAATCACAGCTGCATACTATGTAAATGGGGCATGTGTTAGACATGCAAATGCTAAGTGTTCAGAAGAGGATGCATTCAAGTTCGAATATGGCTCAAAACTAGCTTTTAAGCGAATGTGGGGTGATCCTGATGCCTAGAATTTATAAACGCTTCAAGCCTCATGGTAGTACATATGTACGTAAGACAGCATACAAGCATGGACGTGAAGTTGTTAAACCGATTGATGTCGATGATTTTGAAGAGATGGTTCGTATCTGCCTTATTCATAGAGATGAATACAAACCATCTTCTAAACAGTATTTCAAGTGGTATAGAAATTACATCATACTCATCATTGGTGTTAATACAGGATGCAGAATCAATACGATATTAGAATCTACACCACGCGACTTCGCTGGTGGCCGAGTTACTGTAACTGAACATAAAACTGGCAAGCGCCAGCAATATAAATTATCTGATGATATCTACAAAGTTCTTAAAAAGTACATCGATACATATAACTTCACCATGAATGAATTTATGTTTCCAAAGGATAGAGCGAACCGTGATGCGATTGATAGAAGTACTGCATGGAGATTTATTAAGAAGCTAGCAGATGAAGCAAAGATAGAATATCCAATTGCCTGTCACTCACTTAGAAAATCATACGGTAGATGGATATGGGATCAAACACATGACCTTCTCCTGGTGCAGCAATTACTACAACATTCATCTGCAGAAGAAACACAACGATATATATGCTTAGAACCACACGACGTAGAAAAGGTAAGAGGTGAAATCAACCACTTACCAAATTATGATTAGGAGATTAATTATGATAGGTACAGGTTTAAAAGAACGTGGTCGGTACAATACAGAAGATTGTAGAAGAGTAGACCACATCACTATTGAACAAGTAATCGTAGTACATGTGCTAAGAGGGAAAGGAACAGAAGATGATTTGGCTCGTCCAGTAAAGAAATACTTCAATTCAGAAGGAGAATTTCTTTTCGAATATGATCCTTGTTATGAAGGCGAGTCTATTATAATGCCTTTGCTTTCTTCTCATCGGAAATAGCATTAACTTCATTAAATAGAATTTCTGCATCATGACGATTGATATACCATTCCTTAATTAGATGCTCAATTAGTTTGAGTAGCTTCTCGGCTTCTCCAGAATCAATATCGACAATGACATTGATATCTGACTCCATATGAGCGCCAATATTACCAATGGTACGTATTCCGTCAATTGCTTTCCAAAGTGAAGGTGAAATTCGAGATTTCAATGATGTTATTTCAGCATTCAGATTCTTTTCTTTAATGTTCCAAAAGTCATGAATCATTCCTTGTAAACATCTTCGTGATAGCGTTGCTGAGGCTTTAGGACTTAAAGAAACGATTGCATATGCTTCTTCATAATCCTTGCGAATCTGCTCTGGTATATATTTTGGGAAATGTTTGGCGATACTTGATGGATAAATTAATTTTTGGAACGGAACAAATGAAGAACCTACAGAAATAACATTTACTACATAGTTACCACAATCTGGACACTTTAAAAACTGAATTTTAACTGCAGACAGTTTATCTTCAGAACCTTCTTGTCGAAATTCTGTTGAACCGATAAATGAAATTGAATGTTCTGAAAAACATGCCTTGGATTTTGCAGGTATCGCAACACCACAATTAGGGCATTGAAATGATGATAATTTGAAGAAATCTGCCATAGTTAACCTCTTGAATGCAACTATCAAAAATATGTTGCGTTAATTAAATGATACGTCACAGATAAATATTAGTAAATATGCATAAATAAAGCATTATTTGATTTTTTAACAAAGAAATGAAAAACGCAACATAAGTATGATTCTGTTGCGTACTTAGAAAAGAAAAAAGGAGAAAAAAATGAAGTCAATTCAGACACAGAATCAAAATATTATTTATTATCAACCAACCTTAAACAAGGCTTATATAAAAGAAAGTGTATTTGATAAGAAATGTGAAGTTAGAGCAGTTATTGATGGTGATGATTGCTTACTTGGAATGTATACAACCATGAAACAGGCTAAACAGGTTCTAGTTGAAATTACTAATGCTGTTATTACTCCAATGACATTATTGAAAGCATATAGTGATAAAGAAGAATTAATCTATAGAGTTCCAGAGGACAAAGGAGAATATAGATAATGATTGTAATTTTATCGTTTGGCTGTGGAATGTTCTTTGGTGTCTTTATGATGGTGGCAATTCGTATAGCAGGTGTTGACGATGACGATAGATAAAAAACAGATTGAACTAGCTTTGCTGTATAGGAAAAGAAATGATTTGGAAAAAGAAATTGCACGAGTAAAAGAGGCTCATAAAAGACGTGAATTTCAAGAAGTTAATACGTATCAGTTATTTGTCCTTGAAGATCGACTAAGATGGGTGAATAGAGCTATTGCAAGAAGATTGAATGGAGGAAAGTAATGCATATGATAGACGAATTGTATAGAGAAGATATACAGGTGGTTGATAGAGAATTAAGAAATCACTACGAATATAAGAAACAACTTGACACCGTGAACGAGCGTATTGCCGAGATTGATGCGCAGTTAACTTCAATTGGTAGTCCTAGAATCATGAGTCCGGATGAAGCAAAGTATCAAAAAGGTACTCGGATCTATAGCGATATCAATATGCTTGAGTTATTTCAGGAGCAGGACCAACTTATAAAGCAGAAGCAAGACCTGCTTTACTTGATCAGCAGAGTGCAGGTGAAACTAAACAAACTGGATGAAGCCGATACTCAGTTAATCGAGCAACGTTATAAGCACAAGAAAACTTTAAGGGAGATGGCCGCAGAGATGTGTAGCAATAAGGACAGCGTGAGTAAACTACTAGAAAGCATTATGGGAAAAATGAAGTGAAAAATATCCCACATAGTATTATACTAAAGGCAAGATAAGTTCTTTCCTTAGAGGGGGATATTATGAAAGATATACTTGAATTTTTAGGTAGTTCAAATTTTGCTGGGATTGTAAATTTAATCATAATGGTTTTGGCAGGAATCATGCTAGGTGTATTAAAAAAAATACCAGATACGGTTAGTAATCTTTTTACAGAAAAATATAAGTTTAACACTACCAGAAATTTACAAATCGAAGCTTACTATAGAGAGGTTAGTAGAGAAGATATTGAAGCCTTATTTAGAGACTGGTTCGAACTAAGTTTACATAGTAATAAAAATAAACAAATTGACATATTTGAACTTAATGAAAGAACGATTATGTATGGTTCGGAAAGAACAACAAAAATATGTGCTTTATATATGAATCATATATGCAATACTGAAAGAAGTAATCTTACTATAAAATACAAAGACATACTATACCCGTTTAGCATAGTGGCAAGTTTAAAAGAGGATTATACTGGTCAAAAAATTGATATTGACACTATGTTTAAAATATTAATGCCCGATTATCAAAAACATATAGATATTGAAGAATTTAAAAATGCAAAAAAAGAAGTTGAGAATGCAGTAAAGAATCTTAATTAAGAAATATGAGAAAATAGATGAATGGATAATAGAAAGTACAATCCTTATTGAAATTCTGTTATTTTATTTCTTGTACAGATTCATTGAATATAACTTTTAAAAAATATAGACATGTCTATTGAAAAAATGCAGTATAATGGGCGTAGGCGAAAACCATAAGCAATCAGCTTGTGGTTTTTTCTTATGCAGATTTGAAACTATCAGCAGTTTCCCTCTGAAATTAATTTGGCTTATTTTCCATGTGTACTCATATGACATACTTTGCTGATAGTTTCTAATGTACATAAGACGAAGGAGGAATGCATGGGACAGGGTAAATATGCAAGAAATAGACCAGATAAAGACGGAACATTCAGAGCTGCGTTCGATAAAAATAAAAAGACGATATACGCAACACAAACAATATGTGCGATATGTGGAAAGCCTGTAGACTTCTCATTGAAGTTTCCTGATCCGATGAGTCCAACGGTTGACCACATTATTCCTATATCAAAGGGCGGACATCCATCAGATTTGCAGAACTTGCAGTTAGCACATCTATCGTGCAATAGAGGCAAGTCAGACAAAGTTATTAACAAAAAATACATAGCGGATAAGAGCATAGATAATAGGGTTTTGCCACAGTCGATGGACTGGAAAGCGTACAAAGCATAGGGGGGGGAGTGACCCCTACACCTATGCATTTCGCAACCCACACCCGTTACTGCGAATATTTCTCGCTGAAATACCATTTTTTTCACAAGCGACTAGTAAAATAGCCGCTTTTTTTATGGAGGATACATGATGACGAATTACAAAGGCATAGCGTATTTGAGACGCAAGTTATTGTCTAAAAGAAGCAGAGTAGAAACAAGATATCGCTACTACGAAATGAAGGATTTTCACCAACCTAGAAATTTGATGGTGCCAGCAGACCTACAAAACAAATTTAAGTTTACTCTAGGCTGGTGTACTAAGGCGGTTGACTCAATGGCTGATCGCTTACGGTTTAGAGGATTTAAGAACGACAATTTTAATATGCAACAAATTTTCGAAATGAATAATAGTGATATTTTGTATGATTCTGCCATTCTTGGAGCGTTAATCACATCATGTAACTTTATTTACATTTCAGAAGATGAAACAGGATTTCCACGGTTGCAAGTAATTGACGGCGGTAATGCCACAGGAATAATGGACCCAATTACTGGGATGCTTGTTGAAGGATATGCAGTTCTAAAACGTGATGATAACGATAATCCGATGATTGAAGCATGGTTTATAAAAGGGAAAACAGTTATCTACGAAAAAGGAGAGAACCCATATTCAGTAGAAAACACAGCACCATATCCTTTACTTGTGCCAATTATTAATCGCCCTGATGCAAAACGTCCATTCGGTCATTCTAGAATAAGCCGTGCTTGTATAAGCCATCAGAACAATGCAAAAGATGCGTTAATGAATATGGCAATCTGTTCTGAAGTTAATTCATTTCCACAAAAATACTTGTTAGGAATGGATGTTGATGCAGAACCAATTAATGCAACAGGTAAAGCATCAATGTCAGACTTCCTACAGATTAACAGGGGAGAAGATGGTAGTGTTCCTACACTTGGCCAGTTCTCACAGGCTCAATTGTCACCATACGTTGAAGAAATTAAAGAGTATGCGGCTTTATTTACTGTGGAAACTGGTTTAACGCTTGATGATCTAGGAATCGCATCTTCAAACCCAACAAGCTATGAAGCAATTAGAGCTTCACACGAAAATCTAAAATCTATTGCAGAGAAAGCACAGCGATCATTCGGAACTGGTTTTCTCAATGTCGGATATCTTGCGGCGTGTGTTCGTGATAAGTATCCATACGCAAGAAATCAAGTGTATGAAACAAAACCATTGTGGGAACCAATCTATGCACCTGATGCGTCCGGTATTGCTGCACTTGGTGATGCTGCACTGAAAGTTAATCAAGCAGTGCCTGGATATATCGGAAACGATAGTATGAGGGATATTCTTGGCATAGATGGAGATAATTTCTAATGAACGACATTGTTCAGAAAGCAAAATCAGTATATTTGCGACTGATTGAGAACGACACTGAACTTATACGTCTTAGAAAATCGATTGAGAGCGGCAAAGCAAGTTATGAAGCTGCTCAAAAATATAGTGAACGCTCGGGACAGTTAGCAAAAAAAGCAATATCACAAGTCAGTAATGGTGATTTAACTATTACGCAAGAGATTCTAAATCCAATTTTAGAAGCAAATTATCAAGATGTAATGACTGTAGCGTCACAGGCACAAAATGTTATTTACGAATCAACGAATGTTAATTTAAAACCTGCTACAGTTTCATATGACAATACATATGAAAAAGATATTTCTGCGAAGCTTGAAAACTACGATGATGTAGATGAAGCACTTAATATTATAGAAAATACTTTTATTTCCGCTTCTCAAAACTATGTAGACGAAATAGGTAGAAGAAGTGCCAAATTCATGGATGAATCTGGCATTAACGTTTTGGTTTCTCGCGAATATGACGATGTGGGAGTACATACCACCGATAAAGGCGGCGGCGATGTCTGCCAATGGTGTCTAGAACGATGTGGGACAGACGTCCCATATGACGAAGCGTATGAAATGGGTATGTTCGAACGTCATCCAGGTTGTGGTTGTATCATAACGTATGCAACGAAAAAAAGAGTTTTAATTCAGGGTAAAGGCGATTGGGAAACCAACCGCTGGATAAACTTACGTGAAGATAAAGAAAGAGAAAAACGGATACGGTCAAATGAATCGTATGTGCAAAACTATAGACCTGTAGTTCGTGGGACTGGGGCTGTCTTTAATACGTTAAGCGGAACAGAAATTAATGCGAAAAAAGTAGATGGATATGACAATGTGTATATTTCTGATAAAGCTATGATTAAACCTAAAGCTCTGCATAATATCAGTAAGGCAACGGAAACTGCTATAAAGAAAATTAATATTGATGAAGGTAAAAAACCGACTGTCTTAATTGCAGATGGTTCAGAGATTCATTTTGCTTTAGCAAATTATGATGTTGTGAATAACTTGATTTCATATACTCCTGTTGTTGGCGATAAAAAGAAATTAATCCTATTACAAGAGGGTCATGCTGCCGAGAAAGACCCATACTCGACACCGTTTCATGAAATGTACCATTGCAAGCAAGCACAAGAGTACGAAAAAAAGCACGATAAAATCACGTCAGAAAATCATCGCGATTATCTTAATGATTTGCGCGCAGAATGTAGGAAAAAACTTGACACGCTAGGGATTACAAGAGAAAATGTCGGTAGTATAAGTAAATATGCAAGCGATATGTATGCTATCGGAAAATATGACGAGGTTGAAGCGGAATATAGTATTTTAAAGATTTTAAGGAGATAACATTATGGTTTTAATATATCCTGATGAAATTAAACAATTGCAAAAAATTTATGAGCCATATATGGTTAACTGTAAAATGATAGATGATGCTCCAGAAGATGCACTTGTGGCATTTGAAAAGTTCAAAGAATGGGTGAATGAGCAATATAGATTAGCAGGTATGGAATAAGACATCGCATAATTGCGGTGTTTTTATTTTATGGAGGTTTAAAATGAGTAAATTGCAGGCAACTGGGCCACCAATGATAAGAAACGGATAGGGAGGAGTTATGGCAGAACCTAAAAGATTAGGCCGCCAGACACCAACTCAATCCGTTATATTGCCATACGATAAGACGTATGGAGAAGAAGCAATAAAACTATATGAAAAATCAAAACGTAAAGCACAGGACTGGCAGAAGTTATTAATATATGACTTACTTTCCTACGATGATGAAGAACTATGGGTACATTCAAAGTTTGGATATGCTGTATCACGAAGAAATGGTAAGAACGAAGTTATTACCATACGAGAGATTTATGGCTTAATTAAAGGGGAACGTATCCTACATACAGCGCACAGAACGCCAACGTCTAGTTCAGCCTTTAGCCGCCTATATGACATTATGGCCAAAGCTGGATACAAAGAAAAAGAAGATTTCATAGTAACTCGTCAATATGGCTTGGAAAAAATCGAGATGATAGAAGGTGGTGGACTTGCCTCATTTCGCACCAGAACGTCAAAAGGCGGCTTAGGTGAAGGATATGACCTGCTGGTCATAGATGAAGCACAGGAGTATCAGAATGACCAAGAAACAACGCTGAAATACGTTGTATCTTCATCGCCAAATCCACAGACGATATTCTGTGGAACACCGCCTACAATGGTATCCTCAGGTACAGTGTTCACTCACATGAGAGAAAATACATTGGCAGGTAAGACAAGTAACACTGGGTGGGCTGAATGGTCAGTCGAAAGCATGACAGATGTAAATGATGTTGATGCATGGTATGAGACAAATCCGTCACTGGGTACAATTTTAACTGAGCGTAAGATACGTGATGAAATTGGGGAAGATGAATTAGACTTCAACATTCAGCGCTTAGGATACTGGACCAAGTTAAATCTTAAATCAGATATCAGCGAATCACAGTGGAAGGAATTACAGGTTGATAAGTTACCTAAGTTCAAAGGTAAGTTATATGCAGGCATACGCTTTGGTGCTGATGGGAAAAATGTTGCATTAAGTGTTGCAGTTAAGACAACAAACGATTTAATCTTTGTAGAGAGTATAGATTGTCAGCCGCAACGTAATGGTTTAGGATGGTTGGTTCGTTTCTTAAAGCAAGCAGAACTACAAAATGTAGTAATAGATGGGGCAAGTGGTCAAAAACTGCTTGCTGACGCCATGAAGGATGTGGGGATTAAGAAAGAACCGATTTTTCCGAAAGTCGGAGAAGTTATCGAAGCAAACGCACTGTTTCAACAGTGCCTAGATCAAAAACTGATATGTCATAAAGGGCAGCCATCATTAACTCAATCAGTTTCAAATGTGCAGCGCCGTGCGATTGGAAGTAACGGCGGTTTTGGTTTTAAATCCATCAAGGATACAGTTGATGTATCTCTGATGGAGTCAATGATTTTTGCGTTCTGGTCATGTAAGAAAACAAAGGAACGCAGAAAACAAAAAGTATTCTACTAAGGCGACTATGAATGGTCGTCTTTTTAGATATGCATCACTTACGTATACCTCACGGATTGAAGAGGAGAAAAGGAGACTTAATAAAATGGCAGATTTTACACCAATCACAACACAGGAACAGTTAGACAATCTAATCAAGGATAGACTAGGGAGAGAGCGTGAAACGCTAGCAAAAAAATATGAAGAATATACAAGCCCTGATGATCTTTCCAAGATTAGGGGAGATTATGACAAGCAGATTGCTTCATTAACAAAAGAAGCTGAATCTTCTGCTAAAAAGTACGCTGATTACGACCGTCAAATTACAGAAAGAGACAGTAAGATCAAGAGCTACGAGACCGCCTCGGTAAAAACGCGAATTGCTCATGAAACGGGACTTCCTTATGAAATGGCGTCAAGATTATCAGGAGAGTCAGAAGATGATATTCGCAAAGATGCAGAATCTCTTGTAAAACTGATTGGCAAAAATAAGCCTATTGTACCGCTTGCTGATCAAGAAGAGAAGCATGACGGTGGAAAGAATGCTGCAGTTAGAGCATTAGCAAAATCACTTAAAGGAGAATAAAAAATATGGCAACAATTACAAAAGCAACCAACTTATTTCCAGCAGAATTAGTAACAGAAGTATTTTCAAAAGCTAAGGGACATTCATCTCTTGCTAAATTATCAGGGCAAACACCAATTCCATTTTCAGGCAATACACAAATGGTCTTTGCAATGGATGGTGAAGCGTCTATCGTAGGTGAAGGCGAGCAGAAGCCTGCTGGTGATGCAAGTTTTAACCCTGTAACAATCACACCAGTGAAGTTTGTTTATCAGCATCGTTTAACTGACGAATTTACTAAGATGTCTGAAGAACAACAACTTCCATATTTGGAAGCATTTGCGGATGGCTTTGCCGCTAAGATTGCACGTGCGTTAGATATTTGCGCTTTCCACGGTGTTAATCCAGCTACAAAGGCAGCAGTATCTAGCTTAGCGGCTAAGAACTTCGACATGGCTTCAATTGCTACAGTAACAACAACTGCAGGTAAGGAAGATGAAGATATTGACACTGCAGTACAGGCTATCACAGGCGAAGATGGAGTAGTAACGGGTATCGCAATGGCTCCAGCCTTCAGCGCAGCATTATCCAAACTTAAGGTTAATGGTGTAGTGCAGTATCCTGAGTTCCGTTTCGGACAAAATCCAGAAGCGTTCTATGGTATGGCATCAGATGTGAACAATACAGTTTCATTTGGCACATCTAAAGACTTAGCCGTTGTAGGTGACTTCCAAAATGCATTTAAGTGGGGATATTCCGAAAATGTACCATGCGAAATCATCGAGTATGGTGATCCAGACGGACAGGGCGACCTAAAGCGTACAAATCAGATTGTACTACGTGCAGAAACTTACATCGGATGGGGAATCTTAGATACTGCATCCTTCAAGAAGATTGCTAAGGCTTAATCATGCAGTATAGAAACATTAAAAACGGACGTGTGATTGATGTTTCATCTGTTTTAATTAGTGACGTATGGGAGGCGGTTGAAGAGCCGTCTCCTGTAAGCACTAAAGAAAAGAAGGTGGTAAAGGATGGAAAACCTAGCAAGCGTAAATGATGTTAATAGCCTTTGGAAACCTTTATCAAATGCAGAGCAGGAACAAGTAGAAGCATTACTGCCTGTTGTATCAGATTCACTACGGCAAGAGGCTAAGAGGGTTGGAAAAGACCTGGATGAAATGATTGCTAAGGGTGAAATACTGCCAAACGTAGTGAAGTCTGTAGTTGTAGATATTATCTCTCGATATTTAGATCAGTTATCATCTGATAATGCCAGTACACTTTCGCAAGAATCACAGTCTGCACTAGGTTATTCATGGTCAGGAACATATGTGCATACAGGTGGTGGAATGTCTATCCTAAAGAAAGACCTAAAGCGTCTAGGCTTAACACGTCAGCGCTTTGGAATGGTGGACTTATATGGCATCCATTAAGGGTATTGTTGTTAAAATCATTCCTAGAGTTCAGACTGGGATAGATGCTTTCAACGCACCCATCTACACGGATGGAGAACCAATAGAAGTTGATGATGTTCTTGTTGCTCCAGTAGGTTCACAAGAAAATTTAGATGTTACTAATCTATATGGCAAAAAGGCACAGTACCAACTTGGTATTCCTAAGGGTGATACGCATGTGTGGACTGATGCAATTGTAGAGTTTTATGGATATCGCTGGCACGTGTTCTCACTACCTCAAAAGGGTATTGATAAAATGATTCCATTACGTTGGAATGATAAATTCTACGTAGAACGCTATGAGTAAAGGGGCTTTAGAACGCCTAGAAATCAATAGCGAAGGCGTCGGTAAGTTACTT